TTGATACTGTTGCCCACAGCGATCACATTCAGCAATCGCTATCTTGCCGGATGCAAACCTATTTCCCATTACGTGCTACCAATAAACATCTGACGAGGAACAAACCTAATCGCTGCTTTCTCGCGGTCTTCACCAGCGGCAATCTCAAAAGTTTCATCGTAAATCTGTTTAAGCATCTGAATGCGAGGCATCAATTCAGGCACTTTAATAGCAATGTGGTACGCCAAACCAGCTACCAAACAAGGCAGGAAGCGGAAGTTCATGTCGGCTGTTTCAATACCAGCGCCAGCATCCTGAACTCTACGCAGTCGGTAGTAAACAAATTGGTAAGGTGTGCTGTTATCTGGCGTAGGCCACACAGTTACCGAAGGAAGTTGTGGCACAAACACCGCAGTACCATCTGCTTGAGCAGCGGCTGTCGTGTTATTCTGCCCACGGAATACACCACCAAGGGTATTCCCTGATACATAAGTGTAGTAAATATCTTCAGTACCTAGCCGGATAAATCCAGATCCAGCTAGTCCAACCACCGTGCTAAGCGTGATCGTAGTGTCTGTAGAGGTAAGAGCACCATCAAGTACAGCATTTGTAGGATTTGTCTCACCAGATAACCGCTGGATCCATACTTGAATCGGTCTCGCCTGTTGTAACTTGTTTGGTATGGTTGCATAAGTAGAAACACTAATACGTGTAATAGTCAAATCAGCTTGAGTAGAAGCTGTATTAGATCCAGTACGGATAACATGTTCTAACAAATCAATCGTATCTGTAGGTAGTGCATACGTAGCCAAGCCGGGGGTCAAGTTAATGATCCCCTGCTCCATCGTCCACATGTTGATACCCTTGGATTGCCACTCAATGGTCATCAGATTCATCGACCGCCGAGCAGTTCTAAGATCATAACCAGAACGCATTTCACGACCAGCCCGCTCCCACGCCTCTTCAGCGATCTCCGTGAAATCCATATTGAATAGGGTTGAGCCGGTAGTGGTCATATTAATCCTAGAAAACTTTTAATTTTTCTGCGCTGTTTTTGCAGAGTTAATAAAAGCCTGTGCAGTAGGCGCACCTTTAGAGCCGGGCTTACGCATCTTCTCTTTGGAACCCGCTGCGATACGCTTTTTCTTAGCGTTGATGTTGGCATATAGGCCAACAGGCCCGCCATCCGCATACTGCGTAAAATCAGTATTGTCCTTACGTGCTTTCTTTGCACCTTTGGGCATTTTGCTTGGGGAGATGGCTCCCATTCCACGGCTTGCTAACATATCAACACATCCCGCCGTTACGCATAGTAATCATTGTGCCTTTGGTTTTACCTTTGGTAATACAACCATCAGCACGGCTAGAAGCTGATCCGCCTTTGGCCATTCTTTTGACAGATCTACCGTCAATATCTTGAGGCACAGGCATACCTTCACGGAACACTGTATCTTTAGGAACAGGTTTCTTAGGTGCTTTAGGCATAGGCTTTTTAGCAGCCGGTGCGCTTTCAGGATTCATTGGAGGCTTACCCATCTCAGCGGTATAGATACCGCCATCAGCGTATTTTTTCATAGCTCAGCACTTCCCACCATTTTTCATGGCAATCATTGTTCCCTTAGTTTTACCTTTGGTAGCAATGCCATCTGGTGTTTTACCAGTTTTAACAGCGCCCATCTTAGAAGCAGCCATACCGCCTTTTTTCATGCCGTGTGCTTTAGAAGCGGGAGCCGCAGCGTGAGCTTTCAAAGAAGTAGCAATGCCACCTTTAGCCATTTTGCCCTTGCCGTCAGCAGCAAAGCTAGGAACCATTTTGCCGCCTTTGTTGACCATAGGCATGCCGCCGTCTGCATATCCACCCATATTCATTTTTTTCATATCGCCACCTTGTTTAAAAGTTTTGCCTTTATCGGCTTTGTTGAACTCTTTGCCCACAGATTGTGGAACGCCTGCTTTCTTGGCAAACGCAGGATTGTGCGCTACTGCCGCCATGAAATTGTGTTGCGCTTTACTTTTGCTCGGCATCATTTCCCCGCTTGAATAAGCTGGTCAATTTTTGCTTCAAGCTTGTTAAAGCGTTGGTCAATGTGGTTTGTAATACGATCCACTTCTGCTTGAGTAACGTTATCACGGGCAACCTCCTCACGAGTTTTGTTCAACAGGATCGTGACACGAGCCAGTTCCCTGAACTTTTCATTCATCATATAGCCTAGCAATCCCATCACTAAAGATAGGACGGCAGACCAAGCGGTGTTTATATCTAACAATTCCATGCCCTCAATGCTTTATTGATCCGTGAATCTGGATCGTTGGCTGTCTTGGCAGAGGTTAGCTTCTTCTTCATGCCACTCATCCTTGCACAAAAGGAGTCGCGCCGTGAGCCGCCTTCCGGCTGGGGAGGTTTCAAGTTCATACCTTGCGCTTTCGCGGAGGCCCGACCCTTGGCGTTCAAGCCGCCCTTCTCGGATTTGCCCTCTTTCCTCTGCCATGCTGGTGACTTAGCCATAGTAAATGTTCGCAGAAGTTATGTTAGACATGCTTAAGTAGATGCCGTTTCTAACCAGTATCCCTTCTCCGGGAATCAACGCAAAATTACCAAACAAGTCACCTGCGCCAATGTCATAACTAGCAAGCCATAAAGATGCGTATGCGGCTACTGTTCCGCCAGCAATGTTACCAGAGTTAATGTCTGTAACTGTGAAGGTATCTGCGCCTGTGCGTGTAATTGTGTAGTTACCGTTTGTGCCAGATGAACCGCTTGCTGTCGCAAAAGTCAATCCAACTACGTTGCCGGTAACCAAACCGTGGGCCACCTTGGTAACAGTAATAACCGCAGCAGTTCTTGAATACGTTGCAGCAACGGGTGCTGTAGTTGTATCAAAAATGTCTAGCGTTCCAGCATTAGCTGTACCAACTATAGAAACAGCTTTGAGCCTGTTGCGCCCCAAAACAACAAAACCTGAGTTGTTAAGGTGGCCCGATTTAACGTCTGTTTGCATCATAATCAATCTCCTTTAAAAAAGGGGCCGAAGCCCCTTGGGTTGATTAGGAATCTGCAAATGGTGTGGCAACAATGCCAGAACCAATAACGTTTCCAGTCACCATGTACTTGTCAGCAGCAACTGCAACAATTTGAATCCATGTGCCAGCAACACCGCCGGTAGTTGTACCGTTCAAATTGATGAAGTCATTGGAAGAACCGTTGGCAGTAAAGCCAACAACTGCGCCAGATGAGTCTGAATCAACAGAAATCACAGTGCCGATATACACATCGCTAGAACCAGAAGTTGTACCAATCTTCAAAGAATTTGTAGAAATGGTAGTAGGAACCCAGATCGTGTAAACAACGCCTTCGTTGTTAACTGTGCTTGGGTCTTGGCCGGGGCCAGATGTTGTAGAGTTTGCTGAAACGTTGATTGCTGGCAAAGTCAAAGTGACTGCCGCCGCCAAAGAACCGCCAACAGCGATGATACGACCGCCGTGAGCTTCTGGGCTTAATGTAGTGCTTGTTGTGATGTCAACAACAGTAGCTGGGCCTTGTTGATAAATGCCGCCCAATGAACGAACTGGGCCTTGAAACGTAGTACGTGCCATGATGTATTCCTTACATACAAGTTAAGTGCATTAGTCTGTATGTCGTCAGCCGGGACTGTCTAATGCACCGGATAAGCCCGGATTAACATGTTTATACCACTACAATAAATCTAATGCAAGAAAAAAGGGAGCCGAAGCTCCCTCTTTTTTTAGACCTATTAGGCTCCGGGTGAACCGAAGATACCCAATGGATCTGACACGCCGAAGCTATAACGCTCACGGGCTTTGTAACGAACGTTACCTGTGTCAAAGTCACCGTCCATGCCAGTAGACATAGGAGTGCGGATGAAGTGCTTCAAACCATTAGGCACATCAGTCAACAGGAACCAAGCATTGGTATCTGTCAAGTAGTGGTTAATGCAGTAGCCTTCAGGGATTGAACCATTGTTCTTCAAAGCGTTGATGTCATTGTCGGCTGTAGAAACACGGAGTTCGGTTTCAAGCAAACGAGTAGCAACGAATTGCAGAGCAGGTGGAATCACCAACTTCTTAGGCTTAGC